TTTGGGTCAGATCGAATTATTAGTAGCGGCAACTTGGTCATTCAAATGCCCACGCCTGACACCTCTACAGCAATTCTGAGAGCAAACTAAGATGGCATCGACTTACTCATCAAACCTCCGTATCGAACTTATCGGTACTGGTGACCAATCCGGTACTTGGGGTACTACTACCAATACCAACCTTGGCACTCTGATTGAGCAGGCGATTGCTGGATATACCTCTGTAAGTATCACCGATACTGACTACACGTTGACGGTTAATAACGGGGCTGTAGACCAATCCCGGTCGATGGCGCTAAACATCACTTCGTCAGTCTCTCTTTCTGCTACCCGCAACATTATTTGCCCTAGTGTTTCGAAGCTCTATGTGGTGCGTAACGCCACAACCGGTGGGCAAAGCATTGTTCTGAAAACCTCAGCGGGGTCCGGGGTCACTATCGCTAGCGGTATTACCGCAGTTGTTTTGTGTAACGGAACAGATGTAATTGATGCTGTAAGCGGTAAGCAGGCTACGCTGGGTTATACCCCAGTAAATAAAGCTGGGGATACGATGACGGGTCTGTTGACCCTCTCCGGTCCTCCGACAGTCGCTCTGCATGCTGCTACTAAAGCCTACGTGGATTCGCAGTCGGGGCTTGGTTTCACTCCAGTAAATAAGGCCGGTGACACAATGACCGGCCTGCTGATTCTTTCAGGAAACCCTGCTGTTAACCTCGGCGCTGCGACTAAGCAATATGTAGATTCTGCCGTTGCCGGTGGTGGTCTGGGTTATACCCCGGTGAATAAAGCCGGTGACACGATGACGGGTTTGCTAAACCTGTCCGCTGATCCTTCCGCAGCCCTTGGCGCGGCTACAAAGCAGTATGTCGATACTGGCCTCGGTACAAAACAAGCGTCCCTTGGTTACACTCCGGTAAATAAAGCCGGGGATACGATGACGGGGATTCTGACTCTCTCCGGTGCCCCTACTCTTTCTCTTCACGCTGCTACCAAGGCGTACGTAGACGCTCAATCGGGCCTTGGCTATACCCCAGTGAATAAAGCTGGGGACACGATGACAGGTTTGCTGGTCTTGTCCGCAGATCCCTCTGTTAATCTTGGTGCAGCTACTAAGCAATACGTTGATAACGGTCTTAGCGCAAAACAGAACTCTCTCGGTTTTACTCCAGTAAATAAAGCTGGGGATACGATGACCGGTGCGTTGGTTCTGAACGCTGACCCGTCCGTTACGCTCGGGGCCGCTACTAAAGGTTATGTTGATACTGGATTAGCTACTAAACAGGCGTCCCTCGGGTTTACTCCAGTAAATAAAGCCGGTGACACAATGACCGGCGCACTTACTTTGCCGGGTGACCCCTCCACTAACCTTCAGGCCGCGACTAAGCAGTACGTCGATACGGGACTTAACAGTAAGCAAGCGTCCCTCGGTTTTACTCCAGTAAATAAAGCTGGGGATACGATGACGGGGATTCTTACTCTCTCGGGTGCCCCCACTCTGTCACTGCATGCCGCCACTAAAGCATACGTGGATTCGCAGTCGGGCCTCGGGTTTACTCCCGTGAATAAGGCCGGTGACACGATGACGGGTTTGCTAAACCTGTCCGCTGATCCTTCCGCAGCCCTTGGCGCAGCGACAAAGCAGTACGTTGACGGGGCTTCTGTCGCGTATGCGACTTCTGCGGGTAGTGCCTCCACCGCTACCAACGCCACAAATGCAACAAACGCAACCAACATCACGGTTACTGACAGCAACGCCGCTAGCACATACCGGATGGTGTGGAACTCGGGTAGCAGTCTTTATAATACCGATGGTATTTACTGTAATCCAAATGCCGACTACGTTTATGCTACCGACTTTATCGCCAATTCAGATGAACGTCTAAAGAAAGACTGGAGCGATTTAAGCGCGGGATTTCTAGAAGGTCTTGCGGGTGTTAAGTACGGTACCTATACGAAGATAAGTTCCGGTGCCCGACAGGTTGGTGTTACCGCGCAGTCTTTGCAGACTGTCCTTCCGGAAGCGGTCCACGAAGGTGAAAACGGATTTTTGGCGGTTTCCTACGGTAATGCCGCCCTTGTAGCTTGTGTCGAACTCGCCAAAGAAGTGCAGCGCCTTCGCGCTCGTATTGAAGCTCTAGAAGGAAAAGCATGACACTACCTTCTCCACCCCTTTCGCTTATCAATATAAAGAACGAAACAGGGGACCCTCTTCCGATTGAGCTTTCGTGGGTCTACGCCAATACTAGGTCCGATCAACGGCCTTCGCCCAATGCGCTTAGAAGTTACGGGGGGATGGCTTGGTACCAAAAAAATACAGATGGTAACTGTAGCAACGGTAACTGCACGAATAACTGTAACTGCGGCAATATACAGTGCGTCAATTGTTTTATTAGTGGTAGCGTAAATTGTGCAAACTGCGATACGCGAAATTGGTTACAAGCTAACTGTAATTGCGCCTGTACTTATAACTGCAATTTTTCTACTACCGCTAGTTACAACTGTGATTGTGACTGCGCCCCTCCCGACTGCGGCTAAAATTAGATGACCAAATTTGTTGTAACGGCTAAGAATCCTTCTACAGGAGATTCTATTAGGCTCCTCTATAACAATGAAACCAATATTCTCCATACGGAAGCTGGTTTTGTTTTTCATAATCCGTCTATAGCCGCTCAAAACAATACGTTATCTATTCCCTTTTCTAAAGACGCTCCTCTTCGGAAAAGTAAACATGTACAGATCCTCAAGATCCAATTAGGTCTTTCTTGTAATTATTCTTGTGATTATTGTAGTCAGCGTTTTGTAGAACGTGCGCCAGAAACAAGCAAGAAAGACATTGATACCTTCTTGGCAAAGCTTGATAACCTTGAATTTAATGAGGAACGCGGGCTAGGGATTGAGTTTTGGGGCGGTGAGCCGCTTGTTTATTGGAAGACGCTGCGCCCGTTAGCCGAGCGCCTGCATGAGAAGTTTGCCTCATGGAAAAAGAAACCTAAATTCTCGATCATCACCAACGGGTCTATCCTTACTCCCGAGATATGTTACTGGCTGTTAGTAAATAATTTTAGCGTTGGGATAAGCCATGACGGCCCCGGCCAAGCTATTCGTGGCCCCGATCCTTTTGATGACCCCGAACAGAAGAAAACCATCCTAGATTTTTATAAAGCCATGCGTAAAGACAAGCGCATTAGCTTTAATTCTATGCTTACGGCGAGTAACTACAGCCGCAAAGAAATATATGAGTGGTTTGTTGAGCTTACGGGCGATCCGGATGTGATCCTCGGAGAGGGCGGCGTAGTCGATGCCTATGACGACGGCGGTATGAGCAACCTGCTAGATACGAAGAAAAAGCATTTCGAATTTCGTAAGACAGCTTTCAATGACATATTCTCGACTGAGGCCGAAATAGGTTTTCACCTAGTCCCTTTAAAGATAGACGGGTTTATTAAGGATGTTCTTTCTCATAGTCCGTCTATAAAGACAGGACAGAAGTGTGGGATGGATCGGGAAAATACGATTGCGATTGACCTAAAAGGTAACGTAATAACCTGCCAAAACGTGAGTCACGTACAGGTTTCACACAATGGTGAGAGCCACCACGCAGGCAATATTGAAGATATCGAAGCGGTCCGTATAAAGACAGCTACACACTGGAGTAATAGGCCCGCTTGCGCCGAATGCCCTGTCCTGCACATTTGTAAAGGCTCTTGTATGTTTATCGAGGGCGATAACTGGACGGCATCCTGCGACAGTGCTTATTCCGATGCGGTTGTGTTCTTCGCTTTAGCTATCGCTAAGATGACTAACGGGTTTATTCCGACGCTGATAGAGTCCGAGAATCTTCCCGCTGAGCGCATGGATATCTGGGGGGATGTTTTCAAGCACGAAGAAAAGCCAAAAATCAAAGCGTTCCCGGTAAAAGTTGTTTCTGTAAAAAAAGACGTAGAAGGCGTTGAAGTTTACTCAAAGTCTGCTGTAGTGGAGGTTTAATATGAGCGAGGCAAGTCTAATAGCCGCTTTCGCTGCTTTACCCGATGTAGAGTATGTAGAAACTACGCCTTTAGACCCGCCATATACGCCGATTGGAGAGGCGGGTAAATTCTACGCATGTGTTTTGTTTATACCGCCTTCTAGAGTTCCACAGGTTGCCCAGCGTATAGGCTATTACATACCCGACAGAATTGCCGCCGACGACGCAAATCAGCAAGAACTCGTTGATAATATGGTTAATCTGTTCAGTATCTATAAGCCATGATGCAAATCTCTCCCCGAGGTCTGAAACTCATTGCCGACTTTGAGGGTCTGCGGCTCAAGGCTTATCCCGACCCCGGCACGGGGGGTGATCCGTGGACAATCGGGTACGGGACTACTGTCTATCCGGACGGGCGCAAAGTCAAGAAGGGTGATGTAATCACCCAAGTGCAGGCGCTTGATTACCTCAAGCAAGACGTTAAGAAGTTCGCTACG